GTAGATCCGCTATCAATAGTTGTGAGATACTCGTAGTCAACACTCTTAGCAGTGCCGGTTCCTGAACCTATTCCTGTAGCAATAAAGTAGATACCTGTAGCATTTGTGACGGCACCAACTTCTTCAAAGTCAGTATTACCTATGCTTGTTATCTGATATGTCTGACCTACAGTCAAGAATCCTGCATCAGTCTCTACGTTAGTTCTACGATATACGTGAACATTATTTCTTGCTGAAGATATATCCTCATCAAAATCACTTATGAACAACCAGTTCAAGTCACCAGACAAGGCTGTTGCTTTGCCGAAATTAGTGATGCTTGGATCTATATCGGTCGCGTCAATTTCTTGATAAAGTATGATATTGTCTGAAACTTTAGTATTGTTTACAGTGTATAAGAATACTTTAGGAGTATTTTCAGGCTGTGATATCACATAGATATTTTGTTCGTGTACAATAGTAGTACCGAAACTCACATCACCTGTCAATGTCTCGTCTAATTCATAATCTCCGTCAGTCACATCATATTGATAACGATAGACTTCGCCTAAGTTAGGATCGCTGAATAGATAATCACTTAATGGACTATATGCTACTGCTGAGCCAAACTTCTCGCTGTTTTGTTTATTGAATTCTTTTTCATATGAATAGTTTATATTCTTACGATATACAGCCCAATCGCCATTTGTATTCTCGTCTACCCACACTGTGTTCTTGACAAATTCAAAATCTAGTAATGGTAGAGACTGTATATTACCCGGCTGTGCAACACGCTGAGTCTGGAACTGTAGTCCTATACCAAAACCTGTTATAGCCTTTGTTCCGTTAGGTAATGATAATGTCACAAGTACTTGTCTTGTGTTAACAACATTTGTTACTACATAGTAACCATTTACCGCGCTATCAAAATTTATGATACTGAAAATATCAAACTGACTTAGATTGTGATCTTTATCAAATGTGACTGTGCAAGTATTATTCAAGTTGTTGCGTACCAATGTCACTTGACCAATGCTTGTAGGTGTTAATATCTGCCAACTTGCTCTATAGTCTGCTAGCCATATATAATCACCAACATATATATTGTTGATCGGTACGATCTCTCTATTTTTGTCTACACCTGTTGGTAGATTATTAAAGAAATAAGCAGAAACTTTTACGTCATTTATGTTGACATAGCCTGCATCTGGATATACTTCATAATTAATGTTATCTTCTAATAAAGGTAATATGTTAGGATTGTTGATAGGTCTATTATAATTGAACAATGAATATAGAGGAACAAGTTGTTGCGCACCTTCTACGTCATTACCATTAGTTATACCTACGATGCTTGGGTTGGCAGTTAGATTATTCTCGTTTAATCTAAATTGAATAAAGTTGTCGTTTAATGTTCCGCCAAACGTACCTTGCAATATACCCCAGTTCTCGTATATGTCGTAATCGATACCGCCTTGAGGTAAGTTAGCACCCTTGAATGCTTTAACTGCGTTCAATGTACCTTTTTCTTTGATCAAGTTTTTATAGATGTTGACCTGTGTGATGTCTGTCAAGTCAGCACTTGCCATGTATTCTCTTGGTCTAAATCCAATCAAACTGAAACTCAACAAATCTGCATCTTTTTCTAAGTTGGCAGTGTTGGTGTTGTAGTACAATGCGCTCTCATAACTACGTGTGCTACTGTTCGGTAATAATCCTTTTTGAATCTCATCGTAATCAGTTTGCTTCCACTCTTCTTCTTTGAATTTCTTTCCAGGCTGCACGATCTGCAATGCAGTAAAGAATTTGTTTTTGTACTTGACGATAGCGCCCTTAGTATACTTTAAGTCAGGGCTCCACTGTTCGATATTGTCTTGGTTATAGATGAAACCGCTAGCAAATAATGTTCCGTTCCATTCTCCGCTCTTAGTGCCGCGTAGATATATACGGTTCTGCTTTAATCCTGATATTAGATTGTAGATAGTGTCGTTGAACAATGTCTCATTCTGGAAAACAATACCGTGTTCGATATTGCTTAGATTGAATTGTCCATATGCTACTGCATCACCTTCGTTGAGTGGTTTAACAGAGAACAAAGTGCCATCTCTGAATATGTTCAAATCTTTATTCTGTATAGGATACAGATTGTTGTTTAATATGAAATTATTATTAGCATAAGTCAATGGTTGTACAACTTGACTTTCTTTGTTGATAGTCAATTGTAGTGCCGCTGGATTCAATGTCAATATACTACCTTGTGTCCAGCCTGTCTGTGCCCAATATAAGAACTCGGCGACCATCTGTCTCCAAGATACTTGTATGTTCTGTATCTGGTCATCAAATACTGCACCATTCTCTTCTAACCAAGCACCGTAGTTCAACAAGAACTGTGATACTTCTTGGTATGTATAGAATACAGTGCCATATGGTACGATCTCTTCTTGTGCTGTATATCTATCTGCTACTTGTATGCTGACATCTTGTACTGTTATTCTGCTTCTTTGACCATTTGTTATAGGTTTCAAAGTCTTGAAATATGCAGTAGTCTGGCTGTTACCAAACACAGCAAATCCTTCAGCCACGCTTTGTACTACTACACCTGAGTATACCAATTTTGTCATTGGTTGATTCTCGTATAGTATTACTTGATAACTTTCATCAGGAATCAACAATGAACTGTTTCTTGATTCAGGTGTTCCTTTTTCTACAAAGAACTTCAATAATGACTTATCGCTAAAGCCTGCTAGGCGATATACTAATCTTACGTCTAAGTTATTCAATAGGTCAGTGATGTTCTGGGTAGCATCAACACCTAACTGTTTCTGATAGTCTACTATCCAGTTTAAGTATGATGTCTTGGCGACACCATTGCCATAAATCTCTATCTCTGACGGCACTAAGTGTGTTCTACCATTTACTAAGAACTGATTAAACTCAACATTGTATTTGTAGTTGTCAATGTCAGCACCTAGATTATAGAATATAGCAGGTTTCAATAATGCTTCAAGGCGCATCAAGTCGAACGGATATGTTGAACTCTTGCGATATGAATATTCTACTGGAGCATCATCACCCACTCTCCAATCGCGCTGGAATGATAGTTGATTATAGTTTGCGATGACTGTATCTAATGGTTCTTTTAGATTGCCTTGGTCGTCGACCGGTATGATATCTAGCAACCCTGGTCTCTGATATAATGGTCTTACTATAGGATCGCCGTTATTATAATCGATACCATCTTGTAAATCTGTCCACAATATCAAGTTGTCACTAGTATATGGTGCGGCTCCATAACGACCTTCCCACCAAGTTGGTTTGTTAGCGTAACCTATCATAGCCCATGGTGTCAAGTTTGGTGTTGAAGTGTCATATACATATTCATATATGCCTCTCCAATATCCTTGCAATATCTGGCTACCATCTAACTTGAATGTGCTTTGTTCTCTGTAGTTGTATGTATAAGGGTCGGTTGATCTATACAATTGAGTTTTGTAATTCAATCTATTTTGGCCGGCCCAGTCTAAGAAGTTTCTGCTGTATATATCAGTCCATTCAAAATAAGTCAATGATGAATCTCTGAAGTACCCCGGTACGATCTCTGCAAGATCGACAGGTAAAGTATTGCTTAACTTGATGTTATTATAAACTCTAGTCTCAAATTCTAATAAAGCTTGATCTCTGAAATCTACAGGTAATCCTATAACTTCATTATAATCACCGTATAATTTATTATACGAACCATCGTGTCCTTGTATGAAATATGTTGGTTCTTGATAAGTGGTATCTAGTAAAACTTTAGGTTCGTATAATGGATACAAGCCTAATTTAGTAGGAGTGTTTGGAATATATGAACCATATGTCTGGTTATATTCTTTGATGATGATCTTATCGCCACTCTCTAAAAATTTAGTTACTGTTACGCTAGGGCTGTCTGTGCTTACGATATATTCAATATTTTTTATTAATTGTTTTGTTACTATTATACCTTGTATTCTTCGTTGCGAGTATACCAGCACGCCGTCATAATTGGCTGTGCTGAAATCGTAAATCTTGCTCAATGGGAATACACTAGTCTCAGACTGGTTAGCAAAATTGTATGTGTTACTGATATATGGCGCCTTGTTAGGTATCATATCAGACCAGAAGAAAGGTTGTTCTTGGCTCTTGACTGAAGTTATAACATCAATCGCTTCATCCAACAACATTGCTGGATCGTATTTTTGCTGGTATGATATCTTATCGACAGTATCGATCAAGAGAGTCTTAAATTTAATGTACTCTCTACTGTTGTACATCAAAGCATCATATAAGTTGTTTCTAGGATTTCTTAATAATGCGCCGGGTAATACTAAACTTGCACTATTCTGAATAATGCGATTACCCCATGGCACTAAGTTACCTAGATCACGATAATTGTTAGGACCAAACATTACTCCGGTAGTGTCTGGATTGTTATCATAGATAGATTGATAATGACCGCGAATATCTCCTATATCTACAGTTGCAGGATCAGCATTGAATGGATTATTTGATAAGTTGATAGGTATAGTATAATACGCATCTTGGCTTACCTTATCGCTCAATATCAATACTTGTATAGGTGTATCAATGTCTTCTGTTAACTTGATTGTGATTATAGTTGATGTTGAAGTATTTTCCACAGTATAATCAGTATCCAACGTCAATATATCATTGTTGTTGTATACTTCGAGGCTTGGCCATATAGTATCATCTACATTTAACTGTGGTACATTAACAGTCACAGTATAATCAAAAGTATCGCCTGGATCTAATACCGTTACAGGATTGTTTGCTTTATAATCAAATTGGAATAATTGATATTGTGTACTTGGTGCTACTGCTGTCTGCCAGCCGATCAATCTTTCATAATCAACTCTAGATGAATAATTGTATACAAAACCATTCTTTACAGTCGATGTTATAGAATTTCCGTTATCGATATAATCAAATGTTTGAGTATATAATGATACTTCGAATGATATATCACCTACGTTATTGATCGAACTGAAACTGATAGGGAAACCTAAAATCGTGTCATTGATTCCTACGCCAAGTTTATAGTTGAACAACTTACAACCATCAAATGTTGAAGAGTTATATACAACTTGGTCACCATAACTTATGCCGTTTTCATCAAAGATATCAAACAACGGTGCTTGATTGACTGTCTGTTTTTGTTGTGCTTGAACATAATCTAAGCCGTTAAAATAGAAAGTTTTTCCTATGTTGTTGAAACCTCTTTGTACAGCAAACATATCATCGTCAACAACATCACCGTCTGATGTTTCGGTAAGTGTAATGACTGGATATGTTTCGGATCCGGTAGTATTAAAGTTTACTGTGTAAATCTTGTTTCTGATTAATTCATTTTCGTCTGCGGCAAATACTACTCTTGATCCTGGGAACAAGAGTAAGTCAGCGTTGTTCTTTGTAGCAGCCACAAAACTTGCACCGGTGCCCGATGCGATATCTGTAGGTAAAGGCCAATATACAGTAAGCAAATAAGGATCAGTAGTATCTACAGAAAGAATTCTAGTTCCGGCTGGTAATCTGCTCTCTTCACCTAAGATCAAATCATTGATCCATTGTCCTTGTGTGAATACACCTGTGACATAATCAGGGTCGATACTGACTGTAGTGACTGTCTTTGGTAGTATTTGTCCTGAACCTTGCACGGCGGTTCCTGTACCGAAAGCGGATCCGGTGGCGACGAAATTTTGCGGCATCGCTGAACCAAGACCTACATCTGCACTTACTACTGTTATCTTATCGCCTACTTTGTATGTGACTCCTGTAGTACCGGCTACAACGTTCCAATCAGTACCTACACCCAAATCCCATATAAAATACACATTACCGGGTACTAATAAACCTGAATTGACCGTAGCATTACCTATCAATTGCCATTGAGTAGTACCTAGACTTACTATTGAATATTCTAAACCAGCAGTCAATGAATCTGAATTAACTATACCACTTTGTGTTGCTTGGAATAATGTTTTTAATGCTGTACCATTGCCTGTACCATCGCCCGGAGTTAGTGCAGTAAATATAGTACCTACACTATAAGATCCTGGTCCACCTATTGTTACCCAATCGGTAGTGCCTAGATCAGTAATGATATATTCTTCATTGGTCTCGAATTCACCGTCTTGTTGTGATTCGGCTCCTAATAATTCCCATGTCTCTGTCTCTGTAGTTCCTAGGCTAGTGATCTGATAATATTGATCTTGCAATAATGATGACAGTGTTACAGATATATTATTAGGATTAATAGTTCCTTCATATTCAGTATATGTCTGTACATCAGGATAATAATTCTGTTGATTTTCAACAAAGTCAAATGCGTTGGTTGTTCTTGTATCTATAAAGTCTATATTATTTTTACCAACGATACCTGAATTGAATAACTTCAAATTAGGATAGAATTCAATGATAGGTCTTTTTGCTTTGTTTAAAGGAGTAGCATAAACATCCGGGATAGTAGGATTGTTATTGTATTCTGCTGTGGAATTGATGACATCAATATGGAACCAGCGATTGCTACGTGACCATGCATTCTTGTTTATTGAATTTCTTGCTATGGTTATGTAATCAGGTGTTTCTGGAACATTCAAACTATCGTCATATGGTCCTATGTCATACGGTAATATATCGTATGGACTTGATGTTAGTGTAGTGAAAGGTTCTGGTACTACTAATTCTTCTACTGAGATCAATTCGATTCCTGTACCTACACCTTGAACATAATATTCTCCGTCTAAGTAACTTCTAGGAATCACGTCACCGCTAAATTGTACTTTCAATCCATTAGTGAACACTACGCCGTTTTTAGCAGTGTAGTTTATTTTTCCAAGTATATCGTTAGTTACATCAATTACGTTAGTCTCGTTATTTTCAATTAGTTTGATTACACCAACTCTGTTAGGATTAGTACCGTCTTGATAATAAAGAGTATCTAAAGGTGCAGATATATATGGAATTAATTCTATGTAGCCGGCTAGATTTTTAAAGAAGTTAAGACCTACATATTGTGTACCGTATAACGCAGTGATCTTTTGTTCGATAGGTATCAATCCTGCAGGGATAAGTCTTAATGTAGGATCATCTCTATTACCTTCGAAAATAATCGTATAGAAATTATCGTTTACTTCTGTATAGAAACCTTCTTCATATTGACCTTGATTAATGAAAGCAGTCATGGTTCCTGAAGCAGCCGATATCGGACTGAATATAGGACCATTCAACGATTCTGATATAGTGATGGTGTTATCGCTAGGATTAATACCAGTGATATAATAGATTGTAGGTTCATATTCAACTACTAATCCAGTTGTTGATGGTATAGAGTCACAAGTAAATATCTTACCCAATTGTATAGCATAAACATTGATCGTGTCTCTTGGTATATTTTGAGAAACATCTATTGTATAAGTTGGCACACCATTAGCCGCAGTTGCGATCATATCATAGCCAACTATCTTTGTACCGTTTGTTACTCCGGCACCATTCAACGTATTACCTATACTGAATGCTCCAGAAATAGTATTATAAACCCTTAGTTCTGTTCCTACTATCTCTGCATCTAATACTGCATTTTCATTGACTCCGGCAGCGATCCAATCAACATTACCTAATTCATAGATAAAGTATTTCTTACCTACAACCATAGATGTCGCATCACTAGGAGTGATGACGTTAGGATCATATGGTAGTATTCCACCGAAACTTGTTCCGCTAAATGTTAATGTGTTTCCTACTATTAAGTTAGCAGTATCACTTACTGTTAATCTTCCAAGACCATTTATTGCTGTAGCAGTTATCGTCTTTATACCATTTAATGTTCTATTTTTATCATATACGGTTGTGTCGTAGAATATGCTGACATAACCTGTTTCATTCTGTATGCCAGTGTTATAGAACATCACTGTTCTACCATTCAATGAAGTCACTCCGTCGATGCTTCCTATATCTGAAAGTCTAGCACCATTGATTTGACTGAATGGTAATGTGCTGACAACTCCTACAGTGTTATCACCGGGGAAATTATATTCATTTTGTGCATCCTTTTGTGGTACATCAAAAACAACTACACCGTTGTTTGCTCCGTTGTTAGTGACACCGTAAACATCTCTAGTCTGCACATTAGTTTGAGTTGGGTCGTAACCTGTTACGCCTGGAACACCTTGAATCCAAAATTGAGTTTGTTGATTAACGTTGAATGTATATCTACCACCACGCAACATTGTTATCGTAGGATTATTTGACCCAGCACCTGCGCCCTCTGCTCTTATATTATATGCACTAGGTAATGCTGTTACTTGATAATCATTTGTCGTATATACTGTTGATGCCGCTACCGTTACGGCGGGAGGACCATCTGGTAGCCAGTAATACTGACTATAATTGATGATCATGTCTAAATTAGTGAAACTATCCCAACTATAAAATTGGCTCTTAAACAGATCATTATTGTTGTTTGTGATAGCACCTTGTAATTTTAAAGAATCTAATATACCTGGATAACTGATAAAATCATATGCAGTTACTTCATTGTTCTTTAAGAATGCTACGCCCGGTTCTAACTGATAATCTCTACGAACCTTGTTTGGTTCTGTGACGTAATAATCTTTAGCGTTTACACCATAACCAAACTTACTGCCAACATAACCTTGTATCGTTTTTGTTACAGGGGGATTTACCAATTGGTCTAATGTTGCGGCCAAAAACTGACTATTAGTTTCAGTCTGAAATATGCCCGGTAGAAAATCTAGTGTTCTTATTCTGGTCATCTTATGCTACTTGTAATTGATCAGGTGTCAACGCTGATATAACTAAAATACTATCAGCCACTGCCGCGTTAACGAAAATTTCAAATGGTCTGCATTTGATCTCATATAGAGTCCCAAATGGTTGTGTTGGATCGTTTGGTACTAATACTGCGGAACTGATTAATTCTCCGCATTCATTATGTAGATATGCGCTTAATTCTGAAAAGAAGAATGTGTCACCGAAATTCCAATTATTGATATCGAAATAGTTATTCATAGCAGTCAATACTGCACTTCGTATCTCGCTATCGCTTGCGGTTGTATCACTTGTTTTAATCACTTTGATAGTACCTTGTAATGCTGGTGAAGCCTTAGGTCCAAACAACGGTTTGAACACTACGCTATTTAACACCACGCTATCACTCAACATTTTGTAATCTTGAATCTGACCATATGCCGCAGACAACTCATTGATAGTAGGTCTGCTTGGCTCTAACACTCTGTCAGTAGTATCTTGTATATAATTCTGATATTGAGTGTAGTATGCTTGTGTCACTACATACAAATCAATGATGTTTGTAGTTGCCGGATCTATGCGGGTAGTGTTGTTGCTATTATGGCGATACTGATAACTTAAACCTTGACGCCCCGGTTTAACACTATATTTTGTTTGCTCTACCAATACATAACTTGCTTGTGTCACAGTCACATCTTGTACTGTTTTGTAAAATTTATTATCTGTGTATGCATAGAACAATTGTCCTACTGGATAATCATATTTCACAACTTCAATTTGACTCTTTAATGCATAAGAATAAATCACATCTGTGCTTGGTAACAACTGTAGTCTGGATAGATTTATAGCATCTTCTACTAACTCAAAGAACGCATATTTACCAATGTTTGCACTACCCGGAGTCACTCCGGTTATCTCTTGGAAGAAGTCAGGATTTACTACAAGCACTCTGTTATTAACATCTGAACTTGCTACTTCAACTTCAAAATCATTTACATAACCATCACTTTGTACAGTTTGTCCTATGATATTAACTTTTGTATCTTTACCAATAGCACTAGTAGAGTTAGGTTGTGTGTTAACACCTAACATGTTAATGTAATCTTGTAATATCTTGCCACTGAAAGGATCATATACCAATTCATTTAATGCATATGTGAATCGTGTTTCATCTACGCTGCCGAAATAATAACGGTTTGATCTCAATAATATAGACCATTTGTTCTCTGCAATATTAGTAAACTTAACAAACCAATTTGGATATGCGCTTCCTAAGATCGACCAGCGTTCTTGGTTGATCGGTACACTGTTAGTGAATACTAATGTAAAATCTCTCTGTAATTCAATTTGTAGTATAGCCTGTTGTATAATAGTTACCGACAATGAATTAGTGAATGATGGGATCACTGTAGTTAATATTGCTCCATTAGGAACATAACCATTTAATGTTACAGGACCTACACCATTGCTGAAATTGCCTTGACCTGCATTGCTACCGTCTCCTACAACATTCAATACTGTAGTCCATATAAATGTACTATCTGCTGTACTAGCGATACCTGGCACTAATCTATTATTTTTGTCAAAATAATATCCTGCCGGTGCTATGAATTTTATCAACGCACCTTTAGTGACGTACAATAGATTATTAGAGGCAAGAGTTCCTATCATCACAGGAGTCTGTATGGTATTATCTAAGATATAGAAATATCCATTCTCATTATCACCGTTAACATTACTTGTATTCCAATATACAGTTCCAGTACCTGACGATTCACTTATGTCAAATCTTTTGTAATGGTCGTTTGTAGGGTTTCCGGTAGCGTTGAGATAATATTGAACTGCTCTATTTTCTGCTAACGCACCGGATAATGTATCTGTCAAGAAAGCGATTATGCTACTTGCATTAGTGACGTTTAATTCTAGGTACGCATTGCTATCATCTATCCATAATCCACCGTCATTACCTATACTATTGGTGCTTGAGTATTTTCCAGTAGGATCTAGTAAGTCAAGATTTTTTGATACACCAATCGAACTGCGATTGATTGCTTTTGATTTAATGATTGAACTGTATAATGTATATGGGAAGTTGTTATAGTCTTCACCATTAACCATACGATTTTGTGTATAGTAACGTGTTGGTGCACGTTGCTTGATACTTGGTAAACTTTCACGTGCCTGAGCATTGCTTACTGGCTGTGATAATTGCAAGCCAACCGTTAATGTTTCTGCACGACCTTCGCGGCTGATGTAAGTGAAGGCAACGCTGATACCTTGCATTTCTATCTGATCGATAGTATATGTCAAGCCATTGCTTGCGCGTACATAAGCACGGAATGTTCCGACTGGAATATAAGTTACTTGGTCATTGAAACGTGAGTTTACGCTGAAAATACTTTTCTTGCTAGTCTCTGTTTGTAGGTAAGCATCAGCATAGATGTTATCTACTTTTTCCCATAAAATTCTAGTGTTGTTGTTATCATTTAATTGATACAACCATGTGTCTGTGTTGTTGACACCTTGAATATTGATGTCTACTGCTTGGTTAGCGATCTGTTGTTCTAACACGAAATCATAGTTGTTCAATATACCTTGCTTGAAGTAAAAGAAATATCCTGTATTTGCGCTAGCAAATCCAAGTCTATCATTTCTATAAAGCATATTGAAACGTCCTGTTGGTGCAGGCGGTATCTCATATAGATAATCTTCATCAACGCTAGTAACGCTGACTAGTTCGAAATCCATTGTTTGTCCATCGATAGTGCTAGTGAAAGGTACTATCGGTAATGTATTCTGCGGTATCTGCAAACTATATTCTGCTGTGTTCACACCTAATATGTCGCTGACGTTTCCAGGACGTCCTATCCTTTGTGTGCTTACTAATGCGGCATTGATGATAGTGTTGAATTGTTCAAACCAATTTTGGTTAGCAGGGTCGTTCCATAATATAGGAAGATTGCTTAGATTTACACCATTTAGATCAGTTATGCTTTGGCTAGTTGTGATGCTAGTAACTTTTAAAACACCCTCAGCACATAGATTGCGTTTTGGTGTGTAACTTACTAGATTCGCGAGTTTGATGACGCTATCACGGCGTTCTGCTGTATCGATAAAATTTTCACGGGCATTTAAGTCATTTCTAAATGCTAGACCTTGACCCATGAACGCCATGACATCAAGCAATGCGATAAATTCACTGCTCTCAATGTAGTCGTTATATGTTTCTGGATAATAGACACGCAGGTAGTCGATGAAACTCTTACGTAATGTCTCGTAATCATAACTTCGGAAGTCGGCCTCACGAAAAGTTTGATAGATTGCTTTCCAATCGTTGACCCCGAATAATGCTGCCTGTCTTGAACTTGTAGCCATAGTTTATCTCTAATTTAATATTTATCAAACCTAAAAAACCGAGTTTTTAAGATTGTACACGAGCTTGATTAGTACTGCTGTCGAAAAAGACGCTGAGTAAAAGAGCCTGATTAAAAGGTTGTACGCCTATCTGAACTTCCATCAATATGCCATTTTCTTGAGGGTATGCTTTTACATAATCTATTAATATTCTAGGATCTTGACTGGCCACTCGTCTGATTTCGTTATCTAATGCAAATTGCATGTCAGGAGTGTTAGGTTCGAATACAAAATTCCATAATGTAGTACCATAACTAGGTTGTCCAACCTTTTCTCCTTGGCGTATGTTCAAAGCATTTATAAAATCTCTGATAACTAAATTTTCATCGGTTAATTTAAACTTTTTACCAGGATTGATGGGGTTTATCATAGAACCCACACCGCCACCTGTGCCGGTGGGCGCATTAGTTGTTTTAGGCTGATTTGCGCCTATAGTGCTGAATCCTACATATTGTGACATATTAGTATTTAGTTACTTTATGTGGCTGCCCCTATACCAGTAGCACTATCTCCACCTGCTACGTTAGGAGTTGTAGATGATGCTATAGCAGATGCTATAGCAGGATATTGGTTAGGTAAATCGTCAATTTGTGCTATTATTGTTTCCCATTCTTCGATGGCAGCGTAATACTCATCTCTTGCTTCATCTATAGCAGGGTCGCCAGCCGGATAGTTAAACTGCGTAGTTAGGTATGCATCTAGTTTCGCTTCAATGTTTGCTTCAGCCGCTGATCTTTCTTTTGTCAATATATCTGATTCAGCGATATAATCTCTTCCCTGTTGTTCGATATCATCGATAGTGCCTTCTGCGGCTTCATCGATTTCACCGAATGTAGGTGTCGGTATTCCAGGATCACCCAATTGACTTGTTACAGCCTGTGTTATAGTGCTTCTATCCGTAGTGTTAAATCCAACACTAGGTATCTTTATTCCCGACCCAGGACTTGCTAATGAGGACATTGCGCTTTGCAACTCGCTTGCGGCTCCTGCAGGTAGACCCGCAGATAATAGACCCTTTAGTCCATCTCCTGAACTTGTTGCTTTGCTTAATAAGTCTGATGCATCTTTTGTGAGATTATCTACCCCAGTCAATGCTTTGTTGAACGATCCTGTTATAGCATCCTTCAATGTTCCAGTACCCGGTAAACTTGGTAATTCCCCAGTGGCTAGATTAGTCACAGCAGAAGCCATTCCTTGTCCGCCAGGCAGTTTAGACAAACCGCTTGCTACTGAAGAATTAACTGTTGATATCAATCCTGATTTAATATTACTTGCTGTCTGTGCTAAACCTTGTGCCGATGTCAAAGAAGATGATAATGATGACGGGCTGGCAAATGCAGTGGCTACTGTGGTTGCAGTTTTTGATACAGCCGATAATTTACCAGTGACTGATGCTAAAGCGTTATTGCCAGTTACCGAGCCTAAAATAGTGCTGGCTTTCACTAAACTGTCAGCAACACTACCTGCATTGGGCAATATAGATTTTGCTTGATTTAACAGACCTCCGGCTGCGCCGCCTACCGCATCAACTAGTCCGCCTTGACCTAAAATAGAAGTACCTGTTTGTGATGCTATCTCATTGATGCTTGATTCTGAGGCAGCCATAGTATCTTCGGCCGATTTTTTAGCAATCTCAGTAAGATTCTGCGGCACACCTGCTTCTAATGACTTGAATGAGGCTTTGATTGCACTGAATGCAGATGCGGCTACACCTTTGGCTTGATCAATTACAGCATCAAGGCTGGGTGACTTGATAAGTGCATCTACTGAGTTCTGTATTCCACTTAAAGCCCCATCTAAGCCGTCGCCTATACCTGATGCAAAATTACCAGACGCAATATCTTTGATTACTCCATCTACTTCTCCGGCAACTCCGGCAATGGCTGCTCCTGGATTGCCTAATGATTTGACTGCATCTAATGTAGAGTTTAATCCGTTTTTAGTTGTGGCAAGAACTATGCCACCTATCTGGCTAGCGGTTTCGGCACCGCTTATAGCACCTGCTGATTGCAATGATGTTTGAGCCTGTTGTAATGTCTTACTCAATGACGCACCTTGTGCAGGAACGCTTGATATCAATTGTGGCAATGACTGCGCACCTTCTTGACCAGTAAACAAATTCTGTGTCAATGATTTAGAAACATTTCCAGTAGACTGAGCCAATGAATTAACTAATGCCGCGCTTCCGGGCTTGATAGTTCCCGCTTGCTCAAGTTGAGTTGCTGTCAATGCATATTTACCTACAGCAGCCTGAACACCTTGTGCTGTTTGTCCTATCGCGGTACCTTGTGTTACTGCACTTGCTAACGGTCCTACTGATGCTTGCTGTGCTACCGATCCTGCTATGGCACTTGTGACATCAGAGTTTAGGGCCTTAGTAGCAGCCGGTATGCTAGGCACTGATGCTGCCGTAGCCGCGCTTACTGGGTTATCTAAGGCTGCCGCCGCAGCCTGATTTGTGTTTTGTATGCTAGCGGGAGGTGCTGCCGGTAAATTGCCATCAGCAGTCACATCTGTTTTAACGTCTACACCTTGACCTGCATTAGACCACGGTGCGTGTGCTGGGGCGCGACTAGTGATGCTTACTAATTTACCCGGTGCTGCCAAGAATCCTTTTTGCTGATCGAACAATGTGTCTGTATGTAATATCTTATCGATAGCAGGAACTTCTTGTGGCTTAGTACCTGTCTGACCCGAATTAAGATTAACTTTACTTCCATTTACATAAGCGATAGCACTACTTGCCATGCTAATATCACCACCGCTTTCCATGCTCATAGCACCAGCAACTTTCGTCAAATGTTTACCTTGAGTAAACACACCATAATCTGTTCCAACTCGACCTTTGAATTCTTTTTCACTATTGAATTGTATATTCTCACCTTGTAGATTTAGATTCTTAGTGGCATGTATGTTTACGTTGTTGTCTGCGTGTAAGTTTAAGTCACCTTGTGTGCGCAAGTTGATACTATTAGTAGAATAGATATCTACTGTGCCCTCTTTACCTAATTCAATATAACTTTGACCATTACTATGAAGTATCATCAATACTTGACCATCATCACTCATCAATATCTGATGACCTAACGATGTACGTATTCTTACCAATTGATCACGTCCAATGATATCACCGTCATCCATGACGATGCTGTGACCACCTCTACGTGCTACTACTCGTAATTGAGCAGCCTTATCACCTTTTAAGTTATCTGCAATAGTCTTATCATCAAATCCACCTTCATAGATAGGTCTGCCTGGTGTACTTATGCCCCACCCAACTCTTGAAGGAGTCTCACGTTGTGAACTTGAACCGATAGGTCCTCGTACTGGATCACGTAATATACCCTGCTGAAACATGATTGCGGATGTATAACTGTGTATAGGCTTAGGTGCAGTCAAGTATTCACTACTGTCTGCTACACCTTTGTTATTTGTATTGATGTTGGTGACCGGTAATCTTAACGCACCACCGTAACTTTGCGCTTCACCTTCGTTTGGTATGATATTATCTGTAGCGCCTATAGCGGGAACCATTTGCAATGCTTCTGGTTCTGGTACACAACCTATGTAATAACCATAGTTCATGTCACCATCTACGAACACACATAATACAGTAGTGCCTATGTCGGGTGGACTCATCCACATACCATAACTGCTTGGGTTAGTCTTATATGTACCTAAATCATCATTGCTAGCATCAGGTCTTGTGAAACCAAAGAAAGGACTTAAGAATCTTACCGGTCTCCAGTTGTCTTTGTTTTCAGGATCTAAGCCGCTGTTGTCAGTAATATATACCATTATCTGACCCATGCGTTTAGGGTCAACATTATCTTTGACTATTGCTAATACAGGCGTCAGACGTGGATTGGCGCCGCCCGAATCAGGGCTACTGCGCTTTAGCGAGCCTTTCGGCTTGATTATGTCTTCTGCCATGTATTAGTCCTCTCTAGTCTCTAGGGTTTAACGGTTCTAATGGTTCTGTTTTTAGATTTTCTAGTGCATCCGGGTCAGAATTTGATTCGCCGCCAACTGGATCTGCTGTTTGTGAACCTGCAGGAGAGTCGGCGCCTGCATCGAACGCAGTACCTATCAATGATAATGTTTGACTGAATGTTCCGCTACTGAACACACTCTTGACTTCAGTAACTTCCCATATCACTGCACCTTGTGCCATATCTTTTATATACTGAGGATAATTTAAAAAGAAAATATTATCATTGATTTCCATCAATCCAGTACTATTTTTGTAATCAACTGCTTCTTTGAATGCTACCTCTATGAATACTTGTCCGCCTTGTGCGCTTATGCTATAGCCGTCTGTACCATAAAATTTATTATAAAAATCTGTTAGTGAAGTAGCAGAATCACGCATTAAATAATCAGGATCACCTAATATCTTTATAGTACCTTTGCTCCATGTTTCTTCATCTTGCAATGATGTGCCCAATTGATTTTGTGCTTCTAGACCAACACCCAATGCACCGGTTCTATCACCATTTGATCTAAGCCCGGGTGTTACACTAGTACCGCCGGCTGTCGCGCTACCTGCACTATTATCTTTTGCTCCCGGTGGCGGAGGATCAGCCCTCTGACCTTTATTGTTTGCGGTCGCTTGAGTATTACCTGTAGCAGAACCCGAACCTTGCGCCGCTTGAGTATCTTGTCCAGGACGTTCCGCGCCCGGATTGCTGGTAGCACCTACAGGTTTGAAATCTTTTTTAGGTACACCTAATACTGTATTAAAGAATACGTTATTGAATGTCAAACTATAATCTAATATCTCGCTGTTCTGACCAGTGAAATAATAATCATAACGTTTGTGCGGGCCATAATATCTTGACGTATCCGGAGCGAATGGAGTCATCACGCTAGGTACATCATATACTGTTATTACAAACACTTGTTCATAAGCCCAATCTTGTAATTTAGGATCCCAAGTAACACTAACAATATCTAAGTTCACAGCAAAGTATGCCAGTGGTACTGGGTTGTCTCTGACTACTTGAGGATTGTTCTTTTGACCCGGATCTGGTTGTTTTGCATTAGTATAGACAGAATTCATAGACTGTTCAATATAAGAACTTTTCTTTACTATCTGTTCTATTGCTGAGATAATGCTAGTGTCATTATTAAAATTAAACATTCTCTCGTTTGGATCAGGTGGTTTAGTTCCTTGACTATCATTCGATTCTGTCGTAGTTTTTGCACCTGAACCGGGCCATCTAGATTTATCAAGATCAGACTTAGTTACGATTGACGCTTTACCTATTCTTTGAAATGCATCCCCTAGATATTCTACTCTATAGACATTAGGAAATGTAGCATCAGCCGGATCTTTGTTTACCTTGTCTTGTTCCATCTTGTTTAATTTAGTAAACAAGCCTTCAGGTCCTTGAAGTGCATCATCTACAGTAGCACCTTGAATCTTGAGACCAGTTGCCATTCTGCCGCGTTTCACACCCAACAGTGCTTGTGCATTCATACCGTGTGCTTCAACTGTATAAACAACACTTTTGCCATCTAATTTGAAAGTGATATTAGTGATACCTATATCGTAAAAATTTTCAAATAATGCGTCTGTGCCGGCAGGATCTATGGGGCTTCCGTATAATTCATCTTGTGGCATTATAAGATTACCATTGATGTCGTAACCGTAAAATCTTAATCCTAATATAAAAATCTGTTTGAAATCATTGCTTAGATTTTTATAACTTGTGCTATCAGAATATTGCTTTAACGCATCTGTTGCTTTTTTCAAGTTTGTTAGAAAACTAAATCCATATGGCTCAGTAATTTGAAATCTAACTTCTGTTACTGCGCTGGTCGCGCTGCCAATCGCTTTAGTTCCTATTGTTGTTAAGAAGTCTAGATTATCAATATAATAATCTAACTCAAAACCAGGCGCTCTTCTTTGTGTAGTATTATTGATACCACCTGATTGTGCTATCAAATACGCACCGGGACCCACACTTGATGTTTCTGTTGGCGGACCAGCAAATGATAATGCATCTATTTTTTGTCTACCATTATTGACGAACGCTTCATATGCGTCTGGTGTTATAACGTATAGTGACAAGTTATATGTGTAACTAGCAAGTTTAGACAATGGATTGTATAATCTTTTACCAGGACGACCTGTGCCGCCTAATCCACTTGGTCCAGGACTTGCTACTGTGCCGGTGGCTCTTCCAGTACTTGATATAGTAGTTGCTACACCACTACCTCTCGCTATCACATTTTGTGGTTGATTTAGATAGGTTTTAGCGAGATTATTAAGATCATCGTCAACCTGATTTACATTAGATGCCATCTATCAAATACCTAACGCCTGCTGTAATGTTGTTAATTTAGGAACATAGAATTCTATGCCTGCTTTGAAATCAAAATAAGGATCAAACCCTAATCTGTTTGGATTACGTGCGGCAAATACCCACCAAAGTCTGCTATCATTATACAAGTCATTTGCTAATAGATCAGGACGATATTCATAGACAGCAGGCAAAGTATATAATACATCACTAGGTTGGCTAGGTATAGGTCTATTGACCATGAAGTCTAAAAACTTATTATTGAATACTCCTGTATTCTTATAAGGACTTGTTCTTGGATATAAACTATTTGTTGGCATTACCAGAATCCTCCACCTGCACGTTTCACTCCTTGTAATAATGAACCGTTAGCATAGTCTTTCACGCTAAAGTTATTGCTGATTTCATATCTACTTACTATCGGTATCGCGCTTATATTAATATTAATCTTAGTAGGAACATACGTAGGTTCTACTGTACCCGGTGGTACTGGACTGTTGAAACGATTAGAACTACCAAAACTATATCCCTGAGATGTGCCGCCTGGTTGCAATCGTAATCCTAATGCACTACCTACGCTAGCGATACCTTGACCCAATCTATCAGTAGCCATATTTTTCAACATAGAACCTATCGATGTATTTGTGGGTTTGGTTATATCTGCTGTCTGTGCCCTAGATTGTCCGGCTTCTTCGGTCAATGATCCGGCTCTTATATAGTCTACATCATTGGGTAAACTATATGTGAAATTAGTTATGGCTAATGGATGGGCATTGAATTGAAATTCACCTAATCCAAAAAGATAGCATAATGGGGGCGGTGTGCCTGGTTTAGGATCAAAATCTTGACCATAAAACATCTTAGTGACTGAGCGCAAGAAATGAATCACTGCCAATAGATATCTTGCTTCTTCTGTATCTTGTGCTGTGAAATCACATGTTATGCTTATTGTATCTACATAACTATTCTCATATTGAAATATCTTGTAATTGCTATGCACTGGTGCATTGGACTGATAGTTAGCACCATAAGTGACATTCACTGCGGGTGTGTAGGGGAAAACGATTCCATCAGTACCTCTTAATGGTGCTAATAGTTCGTTTGATTCATCCTTATAAAGATAGTATGCTCCGGGACTTAAACTCAAGCGAACTCTCCAGTCTGCTTTTTGTTCAAAGTTTGTAGTATCTTGCAACGTTGCTTGGGCTCTAGTGGTATTCACATCGCCCGGTAAACCTTGATTTGTGTTGTCTACGGTCTGGTATATTTGACCTGTTTCTGGGTTTATAGCGAATCCTTGCACAACAGTTCCGTCGTCTCCTAATAGGGGAATACCTGCTTGAGCACCTACGGAAGCAGGGTCAGGGCTGTTTTGACCTTGATTCTGATTAGGTTGTTGTTCTGCTTGCTTTTGAGGTTTAGGATTGAGTACATCGTTTAATAATGAAACCCCGCCGACGACTGCCACAGCAGTTGCTGCCGTTCTAAGTATGCCGCTAGATGAGGATTGCTGTTGCGGTACGCTAGGGTTAGTGGTAGTCTGTGGTGAAGTGACAGGGATAGGATCAGGTGTTTGGTTAACAGTTATTGGTACAGGCTGCGGTGCAATAACGACTGTAGGAGGAACCACTGGGTTGGCTGGAAGTCCCGGGGCAATTGTAGGTGATCCAGAACTTAATGAGTTTTCTATCCTAATGAATTGATCTTTTACACCATCTATTACATTAATGATTTCTTGGGGCGTGAACGTTGTAAGTATATAACCAGGCGGTATAAAAGGCTGAAGTTCTTGTGCTAATTCAGGAAAATCAGATGCATTTACAGTTGTATTAAGGGCAATGCTTACCGGAATTCCGGCTTGATTGGCTGCTTCATTGGCTGATTCTTTTAAAAAATCTATACCTAGTTCCAATGCTCCTATACCACGATTGAGATTATCTCTATCGTCCGCCGTAGTGGGAGGATTATTAACATTATATTCTCTAAAAGCACCCGGTAGTGCTCCTTGCACTTTTTGCGGAAATGTAAGTGTGTTATAGTCTGCCACTTTGATTTAGCCCCTCTATAGACAGATAAATAGACTGTCTGCATATATTTATCGCCACAAAAATCACCAAATTTTACCCTCTTCTGTTGCTTTTGCGCAACAGATAGTGTATTATTCTTACAACATTATAAGAGAGGATTAGATGTCTATAACAACAAAGAAGCCAGTCAATTATCTAAACAATAAAGATATTTTAAAAGAGATACACGCAAGCAAGAATAGTTATTGCAGTTTTGCACGCCAAGAGTATCATCAATATGATCTGATTATCGATACCCCGGCAGATCCGTTAGAAAAAAGCCTAGCACAAATATCAAAACCAAAAAACATCAAGGCTGCTAAAGAAATCAAAGCCGCACGAATTTTGGCTACGACCGGTGAGGAAGTCAAACTTAAAGACATACCTACTACTGACTTAGTATTTCGTGTGATGACATGGGAGCATATACCCATGAACCCAAAACAACCCCGAAAAGTCGTAGTCAAAAAGACGGCTAAGGATATATTAGAATTTGATGACGTAGATGAAGATAGTTTATTTGAAGATTTAGAAATCGAAAGCACCAAAGATGAAGTTGATGACATGGTTCATGTCAAAGTGAATTTTCCCCCTTTCCAGCATTATAAGATTGATGAGACTGGTAGCGCAGTATGCATAGGAAAAAGTCATTGGACGGGTGGTATCAAGACCGGAGAATTCAGCAAAGATCACGGACAGATCACAAATAAACTGGCGCGTATGTATATCATGCTTTGTGAAAAGTATGCTATGAAGTTCAACTGGCGTGGCTACACTTATAATGATGAGATGCGCAACAGTGCTATTTTACAGTTAACTTATGTTGGCTTGCGATTCAATGAAGCAAAGAGTGCTAACCCATTCGCATATTACACAGCCGCTATCACTAATAGTTTTTGCCGTGTATTGAATACCGAAAAGCGTAATCAAAATATTCGTGATGACATTCTTGAGATGAATGGGTTGAACCCAAGTTATTCTAGACAAATGTCCGGCATGAAACTAGATAGTTACGAAGAGTAACCATAAAACTTGAACAAATACAAAGAGTTATATAAAATATCTTGATGTCTAATTTATTTAAAAAGGCAGCATGTTTTACTGATATACATTTTGGTCTTAAGAGCAACAGTCTTGAACATAATCAAGACTGTTCGGACTTTGTCGATTGGTTTATACAGACTGCAAAACAAGAGGGTTGCGAGACTTGCATTTTCTTAGGTGATTACAATCACCATCGCGCAAGCATTAATATACATACCATGCAATATGGATTAAGAGCCTTAGAGAGGCTCAATGATGCATTTGATCGTGTGTATTTTATTCCGGGCAATCACGATCTTTATTATCGTGACCGCAGAGATATTCACAGCGTAGAGTGGGCCAGACATTTACCCAACGTCACAATCGTAAATGATTGGTTTAGTGAGGGTGATGTTGTTATCGCGCCTTGGCTAGTGGGTGATGATTACAAGAAGTTGGCAAAACTCAGAGGTAAGTATTTGTTCAGCCATCTTGAGTTGCCTCACTTTTATATGAATGCTATGGTCGAGATGCCAGACGTAGGTGAAGTCAACGATACACATGTTCAACAATTTGAAACTGTGTTTAGCGGCCACTTTCATAAGCGCCAGGCACGTAAAAACATTTGGTATATAGGAAATGCTTTCCCACATAACTATGCTGATGCAGGTGATGATCAGCGTGGTATGATGATACTTGAATGGGGTCAAGACCCAATATTCAAAGCATGGCCTAAACAACCTGTTTTCCGTGTGTATAAGTTAAGCGAGATACTTGACAATCCTCAAGGACTATTATTACCTCGTAGCAATGTCAGAGTACACTTAGATATCGATATCAGTTATGAAGAAGCCAATTTCATCAAAGAAGAATTGATTCCTAAGCATCAATTACGTGAAATGGCACTGATACCCATGAAGTTAGAACAGCATCAACTTGATCTTGCTCCGGGTGAGATAAAGTTTGAAAGCGTAGATCAGATCATCATGGATCAGATTAGCAATATCGAAAGTCAGTTCTACGATCAAAAATTATTGCTAGACATTTATAGAAATCTATGAAAAAGATACATTATCGTAATATTGGTTTTCCTAAGACCGGTACAAATTGGTTGTGGGTTCAGTTGATGAAACACCCATTAGTAGATTGTAAGTTGGATGTAATGTATAAAGAATACAGAGGAAATAGTATTGAGTCTTATAAAAAAATATACGAGAAATACGATATCTCTGTAAACATGGATGTTCACGCTTACGATGGGTCATTTCCAAAAGATCATTATATAACACCATTAAAGATACATGAACATACTACTCACGTTACTATGATATTGCGTAGTCCATACGAAATCATAAACAGTATGTTCAACATGGATAAGAATAGGAACATCAATTTTAAACTGACTCCGGAACAGCATATTGAAAAATGTTATAAAACTTATTCAAATATGAAAAAAATATTCGATGATTGGGAATCTTGCAAGATTCCTGTCAAATATCTAGCATATGATGATCTTAAATCTGATCCTGAGAATTTTTTCTATGATATATGTGATCACATAGGATTAAAAAGGTACTATAAAGATATCGGATATAAATTTAAAACAGAGATCAATAGTCCATTAACATTTGACAATCCCATGATTATCAAATATATTAATGAAGGGATCGACTTAATAGAAGAAAAATTAAATCGTGATTTATCACACTGGAAGCATTAATGATTTTACTGAAAAACATAACACTCAGAAAATATTGCTTAACATCTATAGGAATCTATGAAAAAGATTCACTATAGAAATATAGGATTACCGAAAACAGGTACAAATTGGTTATGGTTACAATTGATGCGTCACCATCAGATCGATGGTAAGATGCAAGAGCACCTTAAAGAATTTAAAGGGAATAATTTAGAGGACTACAAGAAGCGTTATGAAAAGTTTGATATCACAGTAAATCTTGACACTCAACTTTTTCATGATGCAAATGACTTCACTAGCCCAGAAAGAATCCACGAACACACTACACATATCACAATGAGTTTAAGAAATCCATATGAGATATTAGATTCTATGTACAATATGTTATGCAACCATGATCCAAAATATTGTGCTGTAAAGAATTCATACACTGATATGGATAGTGATGCAGTCAAGCGTTATGTAGATTACAAAAGAATTTTTGATTATTGGAAATCTTGCAAGATAGATATCAAGTACATGTTTTACGATGATATGGTAGACAATCCTGAAAAATATATATTTGATATTTGTGAACACATAGGGATAAAACCTTTATATCACGCAAAAATGAACAGAGTGTTTGTAACGGACAAGAAAGATCCCTTAGTGTTTGACAATACAAGCACGATCAAGTATATTAATGAGAACATATCTGCGATAGAAGATAAACTAAAACGCGATCTATCACACTGGAAAAAACAATGATTAAATTAAAAAACATAACATTAAGAAACTTTTTATCCATTGGTGCTGTCACACAAGCGGTAGACTTTGATAGCAAAGAACTCACATTGATCTTGGGTGAGAACCTTGATCTTGGTGGTGACGGTGCTAGAAATGGTACTGGTAAGACCACACTCATTCAAGGCTTGAGTTATGCATTATTCGGTACACCGATCAACCAGATTAGAAAAGATAATCTAGTCAATCGTACAAACGGTAAAGGCATGATGGTCACATTAGAGTTTAGTGTGAGCGGAATCGATTATAAGATTGAACGCGGTCGTAAGCCGAACGTACTCAAGTTTTATGTAGATAATAAAGAAGAAGAAACACAGAATGACGCTCAGGGCGAGAACAAAGAAACACAAGAACACATAGAACGTGCTATCGGTATGACTCCTGATATGTTCAAGCAAACAGTTGCGTTGAACACATACAGCGAACCATTTTTAGCCATGAAGGCTAACGATCAGCGCAATATCATCGAACAGTTATTGGGTATCACATTATTGAGTGAGAAGGCTGAGTTGATCAAGACATTGATCAAGAATACCAAAGATAGTATCACTGAAGAAGAATATAAAGTCAAGGCTGTTGAAGAAGCCAACAAGCGCATACAAGAACAGATCGATAATCTAAAGCGTAGAGCAAAACTATGGGATACTAAGCATGATGAGGATCTAAAGAAACTCAAAGATGACCTCGAAGATTTGCAAAAGTTAGATATCGATAAAGAGTTACAGGGTCATAAGGACTTGGCTGCGTACAACCAAAAGAAAAAAGATATCGCTGACTTAGACAAGACTATTTCCCGAACCCAAGATGATTTAGATAAAGAAGAAAAATCATTAAAGAAAGTGGAAAAGGAACTAGCGCAGTTGAAAGAACACAAGTGTCATACTTGTGGTCAAGACTTCCACGATGAAAAGCACGCCAAAGTAACAAAAGAAAAAGAAAAGAGTAAGAAAGAGAATGAGGGAAACATCAAGGAATTCAATGACTTACTTGAGCAATTAAAATCTGCTAAAGATGAATTGGGTCCTGTTGGTAAACAACCTAAACTATATTATGATACTGAGCAAGAAGCATTCCAGCATCGTAGCCTAGTGGATGCATTAGTATCGAAGATAGATGAGAAAGACAAAGAATTAAATCCATACACTGATCAAATCAGCGAGATGGAAAATCAGGCATTACAAGAAATCAGTTTTGACAAGATCAATGAACTTACACGAATTCATGATCACCAAAAGTTCTTGCTTGACTTATTGACAAGCAAAGACAGTTTTGTCCGCAAGAAGATTATCGACCAAAATCTAAGTTACCTCAACGCAAGGCTCACACACTACCTTGACAAGATCGGATTACCTCATCAAGTTGTATTCTTAAACGATCTTACTGTTCAAATCACAGAGTTGGGTCGTGAATTAGATTTCGATAATCTTTCTCGCGGCGAACGCAATCGACTGATATTAGGTCTATCGTTTGCGTTCCGTGATGTATGGGAAAGCCTATACAGCCCGATCAATACATTGTTCATCGATGAATTGATTGATAGTGGTATGGATAGCATAGGTGTTGAGAACAGCATGGCTATCTTGAAAGACATGAGCCGCAATCGTAATAAGAGTGTGTGGTTAGTATCACACCGTGAAGAGTTAGCAGGGCGTGTGCCTAGTGTACTCAAAGTTGTTAAAGAGAACGGTTTCACTACATACAGCACCAGCCGAGACATGGCATGAGTCTAGCACTTTGGCATTGGCACATTGAAATCAGCAGTAAGTGTACATTACGCTGTCCTCGTTGCGCACGTACCGAAGTGCCTGATAGTTTGATTAACACCGAACTAGATTTAGAATTCTTTAAAAGAAATTTCACTCCAGAGTTTATTTCTAAAAACGTAGAAAAAATAACTTTCTGCGGTGATGATGGTGATCCTATCTACGCGCATGAATTGATAGATGTTATCAAGTATATCAAGTCCGTCAAGAATGTCAGCATCATTATAGTAACCAATGGTAGTTATAAGAAACAAGAGTGGTGGCTAGAGTTAGCACAGACATTGAACAATGTTGATCAGATACATTTCAGCCTAGATGGTTGGGATCAAGATAGCAATGAACAATATCGTGTGAACAGTGATTGGGATAGCATCATGATTGGTGTGGACACAATTCGCGCTAACAGCGAAGTCTATATGTTATGGGATTGTATTGGATTTAGGTTCAATGAACAACGAATAGAATATATGAAAAGCCTAGCCAAGAAGTTGGGTTTTGATAGTTTTCAGTTGACTAAAAGCACAAAGTTCGGTAGCAAGTATGAGCATTATGGTAAAGATGATATATTAGAGCCTACTAGAAAAGACTTGATCAGCACTAGCCATAGATTTGAACGTAGATTATGGTATTTTAATAGTAGACCTATTCCTGAACAATGGAAAAACAAAAACAACGAATTGTTAGCACAGGTTAAAACGATAGATAGTATCACGCCTATATGTCATGTAGGAAATAAGGGATTATTCATCAATAGCAGGGGAGAGTTTTATCCTTGCTGTTGGGTAGCCAACAGATATGGTCACAACGATCATTGGGGCAAGTTAGGAAAGAAATATAACTTGCATGAGAACCTATTATCGATTGTGGTCAGTGACAGTTTTTGGAATAAAGATTTTATGAACGGCAGTTATGAGTGTTCTACTAAGTGTGCATCCAAATATGTCGATAAAAATTATGCCACTGAGTGGTGAGAGAATACATATAAACATGCCTAGTCCACAGAAAGCCAAAGGTAATAGTTATGAACGCGAAGTTGCAAATTACCTTTCACAATTATACAATGAGAGTTTTATTCGCGCCCCGGGATCGGGAGCCTACGTAGGTGGGAAAAATCAAGTAAGAACACAATTCTTACATGAAGGGCAGATACGTAGTTTCAAGGGAGATATAGTCCCGGGAGAAAGTTTCTCTAAACTCAACGCAGAATGTAAAAGTTATGCTGATTTTCCTTTTCATCTAGTGCTTGCAGGTTCTTGCAAAGTATTAGATGGTTGGATAGATCAAATGATGGACGTTGCCGAATCTGATGACATCAATGTGTTATTCATGAAGTTCAACAGAAAAGGTAAGTTCGTAGCAGTGCAAACTACTGTGACCTGGGTCACAGACAACTTTTTATATTACACATCATCAAAACACAAAGATTGGCTCATCATAGAGTTCGAACATTTTTTCAGATTAAACAAAGACCTACTTAAATCATATTGTTCCGGTAAAGCAGAGACCAACTCAAATCTAATCATAGATACATCAATTAGCGTTTAAAACAATTTGTTTGGTCGAGGTGCTCGACCCTCCTTGAGATTGTACAGATAGTGCTGTGCCGTCAGATTCTGGAGTAAGCGTAGAGTAACATCTACGGAATACCGAGAGGGCAATCGACAGGTTTGCGAACCCTCAATGAGTCTATAATCTACTTTGTCTTGCGATTATAGAACATGCGTTGCCGAGATATATAACAGTATCTCACTACAGTCCCATAAACTTTATAGGGCAACCGGTGGCGATATACAGCGATAGGGCTAGTATGTCGGGGAACAGACGACATGGGTGATAGGGCATGGCAATGTGCTTTTCCAATGGTAGTGCTGAATAGCACTACCATGGACTCTAAGGCGGCAATATGATTCCCTTAATAAAAAGATTAAGAAAAATAATAAGTCTGAGCGAAAGCGAAGACTTAGACAAACGAAGTTTGTCTTCCCAGATAAAGATTAAAAGATTTGTGTATTAGAAAAATGGAAGTTGTGTCTTCTTTGTGATTTCCATATGTTCTTCAACGAGTTTGCTTATGGATTCACGTTCAAAAGTAGACATGTTAAGGACATCCTCATAAGTAGCACCACCTCTCATATACCAAGCCAAGGTGAGTGCTGCCTTACGTATGCCCTCTGTTTCTTTTTCTAAACTTTCAATATACTTCTGTACGGCTTCAGGGCTAGCAGTAAGAAGTTTCAGCCGAAAAAATCGCTGGCGTTCAACGTGAAAGGCTGAACGTATTCGTGTGCGCAGTTGTCACATTTGATGTCTAAGGGTTTTAATTCTGTGCTGACCTTGAGTTGGGAATTATAATCACGTATAGCAATATAAACACTTCCATCACAATTATGCAAGAAATCATCAATAAATTGTTTTTCTTCAACTCTAGTAGTGGGCGTATCGATATATTCAACAGTTGTTGAAATGATTTTCATTGTAGTTTCCGTAATTACACGTACTGCTTCCTGTGTCTTTTTGTTACGGTCATCATCATTCTCTATCTTATCTAAGTCGCCATAAGCCTTTTGTATCTTAAATTGCTCTAACCCGGCCTCATTCATTTCTTTATAAGAAAGAGGTCTAAATTTTATTTTCAGATCATTTACTTTTAATTCAGTATCATAGTCGCCGTGCTTTAATTGTGATAGTACGGCTACAAGGTTCAAGCCATAAGTAGATTCATTCTGACATTTAGGGCACTGTGTGCTGATCTCTAATTGCTGTTGTCCACCTGCGGCTCTGATAGCAATCAATACAGCATCTAAATCGTTTGAATTAATTTGCCATGGATCTTTAATACTTGGTACGCAACTCTTGATCAAGTCTACAACAGCCGCGCCGTTGAACAATGCGTCAGGAGTTCTTACAGTAATCTCATCGATAGCAGTCATAGGATAAACTGGAATCTCACCGTTAGGTGGCATATCTAATACCCCGGGTGAGTATCCTTTGCCCCCGCTAGGTAGTTTAAAATGTACTGCTGGTCTACGGAAATACTGTCTTAGTGGGTTGTTGTCCATGTTTTGTCCTCGTTAAAATCTGATTGGTTTTCCAATTATAAATACAAGTGTATTTATTGACACAAAAAACCACCAGAAAAAAGTAGAGATATGGCAGACATAAACATAGATGAACTGAATGATGCTATAAGCAATTTGAACAGGACTATGCAAGACCTGTCTACCAACATGGCTACTTTTTCAGGAGTTGCAGTTAACGCAACTAGAAGTCAGAAAGCGCAATCTGATCAGACTTCACAGACTAATAAAGCATTAGATGGACTATCTAGAAGTGCGAAAGGACTTACAGAGGCAGAACTAGCCAGAATAGAAGCACAGAAAAAATTAGCAGAATCAGAGATGTACATGAAGAAAGCCTCTGATGATGCTAAAAATGCCTTAGGATCTTTTGGTAAAGGTATACTGGATACCAATGTAAAACTCACTAATTTTAATGATGCTCTAAGTAGCGCAGGCGATGCCGCACTAAGTTTAGGCAGAGCATTTGGCCCGTTAGGTACAGTGATAGGTGGACTCGTCAAAGGAGTCACTGTGCTGATGGAAGCCAATCTAAAGATAAGTCAAGCATATTTGGAAAGTAAGGATCAACTTAATAAATTAGGTGGTGCCGGCGCACACACTACTGACTCTATACAAAAGATGGCTCGCGAAGCCGATCTTAATGCTGAAACAATAGGACGCATGATCAAACCCTTGCAAGGCATGGGTTCAAGCGTCATGGGATTGGGCACTAGTGCAGGTGCCGCACAAAAAGAATTTGCACAGTTAATCAAGGCTACTGACGAAGAACGTAAGATGATGAGTCGTCTTGGTATAAACCAAGAAGAGATGATGCAAGGCACTGCTGATTACTTACAGATGCAAGCAAGTTCGGGACGTTCTATCAGAAATGAATTAGGAGATAGAGACAAACTAAGAAGAGCAAGTATAGATTATCAAACTCAATTGTTAGATTTGGCTGCACTTACTGGTAAAGATGTCAAGGCATTAAAAGAACAGCAAAAAGAACAGTTGATGCATCGTCAGATGCAAATTGTTAACATGCAAGATCAGTTGAAGGCTAACAGATTAAGAGCCGCCGGTGATGAAGCAGGTGCAAAAGCATTAGAAAAAGAAATAAAAGGCCGTAATGATGCAATGACAGCATTGGCTGGGCAACCCAAAGCATTGCAAGATGGTGTACGTGAATTGATGACTACCGGTGCCATCACCGGTAAAAATGCACAGCAATTGTCAATGCTTGGCATGACTGAAGCAGTACAAGAATATCAGAAAACTGTCAAAGAAGGCGGTGATGCTACTGTAGCCGCACAAAAATTACAAGATGAATATGTTAAGAAGTTTGGAGATCGTGTAGAGTCATCTGGTCGTCAGATGGCTATCAGTGAAGAAATCTCTAACAGATACTTTACCGGTACTGCTGAAGAATTAGCGCAAATCAGTAATAAGATGGGCGTCAACGGCGAAGAAGAAGCCAAAGCACAAAAAGCAAGACGTGAGGCGGCAGGTAAAGAAGGTAAAGATCCTGAAGCAGATGCAAGAGCAAAATTGCAAGAGGCTAATATAAAAGCCACCGGCGCAGTAGAAGATTTAGTCACTGCACTTAACCCATTTAAATTAGGATTGATAGGATTAACAGCCGCAGCCGGAGCGGCTGCGATAGCATTGGGTGTTATGGCTAAACGAGGCATGTTGTCTACCGGTGACGGTGGCGGCATGATGAATAAAGCCATGGGTATGTTTGGTGGCGGTGCAGGTGGAGGGTTGCCTGGTACCGGCGGAGTGGTTCAGCCTGCGGCAGGTGGCGCAGGTGGGGGTAAAGCAGGTAGTATAGTTCAAGGATTAGGTCAAGGTGGCGGTAACATGCTTGAAGGTGCAGCCAAAGGTTTGGCTGCATTCGCAAATCCTAAAGTAGCGTTAGGTGCCGCAGGGTTTGGTGTAGCAATAGCCGCAGTAGGTGCAGGTCTTGCAGGTGCTACATGGATCATGGGCAAAGCATTGCCTACATTGAGTGAAGGTTTAGAGTCATTTACTAAACTTGACGGAACGAAATTAAAAGCTACCGGTGAAGGTATATACGAAATTGGTAAAGGCATGGCAGTATTCGGTGCCGGTGGCGTAGCCGCTGGCATCGGGGGCATAATAGGCAATATGTCTGAAGGCATTACTAAATTCTTTGGTGGTGCCACACCTATTGACAAATTACAAGAATTTAGTCAACTTAATATTGATGCTAAAAAGGTTAAAGAAAATGCAGAAGCGTTTACAACATTTAATGAAGCAATGTCAAAATATAAAGGCGGTGCTGATACTAGTATAGCAAGCGCAATAAGGTCTAATGTAGTTTCATTTATAGGCGGTGATAATGATGCTGCCTTTACTAAGTTTTCAAAATTTAGTAAGATAAACATAGGCGATCCTAATAACGTTAAAAATAATGCACAAGCATTTGTATACTTCAGTCAAGCACTATCAGAATTTAAAGGCGGCGGTGAATTAAAGAATGCCGCAGATAATATTGTTGGTGGCATCGTCAAAATGTTTGGCGGCGATGATGTCATGGGTAAATTTGTCAAGTTTACTAAACTTGATGTCGATCCAGACAAAGCACTAAAATTAGGACAAGCATTTGCAGCCTATACGTCTGCATTAGGAATGGCTAAATCAGGTGGTGCTGGCGCACCTGCTACAGCCGCAAGCCCTGCTAAAGCAAGTGGTGGCGGTGGTGGTGGTGGCGGTAGCAAACCAGCCGCGGCTGCAGGTGGCGGTGGTGGTGGTGGTGGCGGTAGCAAACCAGCCGCGGCTGCAGGTGGCGGTGGTGGAGGAGTAAGTGTGTCTTCATCGTCATCCGGTGGTGGATTCATGGACATGGTTTCCGGATATACTTCTAAATTATTAGGTGGCGGATCAAAAGATTCTGCAAAACCACCATCTGATGACGTTGAAGGAAAAGCAGGCGGCGGAGGCGGCGCCCCTGCAGCCGAAGTAAAAATGGCTTCGGCTGATGCAGGAGATGCGGCAAAAGGACCTAGAAAAAAGACAGATGGTATCATAGTTCATCATACAGGTGGTAGAGGATTACAAAGTGCTATATCGACACTTAAGGCTAGAGGTCTAGGTTACCATTACATGGTTGATCAAGATGGTTCTGTCACAGAATTTGTTCCTGGAGATCAAAAAGCATGGCATGCAGGAAAAACTGATAAGCAACCTGGACTTACTAATAGTAACTCTGTAAGTATTTCTTTAGTAGCAAAAGACGACTCTGACGTAAGCACAGCACAATTAAAATCAGGATTTGATTTAGGTAAAAGTTTGATGTCAAAATTCGGCGCGTCCATGGTATATGGTCACGGTGAAACGTCGAGTCATAAACAGGCTACTGAAGGAAAGACTCTTGCAGAAGCATTGCGATCAGGTAAAATACCAACAAAAGTTAGTGCCGATGCAGGCGGATTAGCAATGGGTCCAGAAACTGGGTATCCAGCAACGTTGCACGGTAATGAGATGATCGTGCCACTAGATCCTAACAGTTTCTTAGCAGAATTGGGTAAGAAAACTAATACAGAAATACAAGCACAATTACAAGACAAAGAAGCCGCAGTAGGAAGTAACGATCCAGAAATATTCAAAGAACTTGCTAGCATAAATCAATCAATGATGGATATGATGGCAACCAAACTAGATGCTGTGATTGATAAACTTGACTCTAGCAACAATACACAGAGTAAGATATTGAAGTATAGTAAAGCCTGACACTAAATACTAGATAATGCCATACACTAAACGATTCTTAAACAAATCCGGCGTCACTAGCCCGATATCAGGTATAAACAGCAATGCCGGTGCATGGAATTCCGGCAACGGACCTAATGACGGCTACAATAATGCTGATTGGGGATACCGCAATTACATGAGTAGACTGCCTGAAGTTTACACAGGGCACCCTAATAGGATTGAACGTTATAATCAATATGAAATGATGGATGTCGATGCTGAAATCAATGCATGTTTAGATATTCTTGCTGAGTTCAGCACACAAAAGAATGAACATAACGGAACTCCATTCAATATAAATTTTAGCGAAGAGCCTACTCCTCATGAAGTTAATATATTAAAACAGCAGTTACAGCAATGGTGCAAACTAAATCAGTTTGATCAGAGATTGTTTAAGATATTTCGTAACACTGTAAAATACGGTGATCAAGTATTTGTACGTGACCCAGAAAACTTTAAGTTATACTGGGTTGATATGGTTAAAGTTATTAAAGTTATTGTTAACGAAAGTGAAGGTAAGAAACCTGAGCAGTATGTTATCAAAGACTTGAACATCAATTTACAGAATTTATCTGTAGCACAAAAAACAAATACAGATTTTGCCGCAAATCCAGCAACTGGTTTAGGCGGTAGTGGGGGCGGAACAAATACTCCTTACACTGTTCCTGCTATGCCATATAATACATCAGGTAGCCGTTTTACATTAGGTCAGAGCGAAGCCGCTATCGATGCGAAACACATAGTACATCTTAGCCTGACAGAAGGTCTTGACCGCTTCTGGCCTTTTGGTCAGAGTATATTAGAAAATATTTTCAAAGTTTACAAGCAAAAAGAATTGCTTGAAGATGCCGTTCTTATCTATCGTGTACAACGTGCTCCTGAACGTAGACTGTTCAAGATTGACGTTGGTAACATGCCAAGTCATTTGGCTATGGCATTTGTTGAACGTATCAAAAATGAAATACATCAACGTAGAATTCCTAGTGTATATGGTGGTTCAAGCATTGTTGATGCTTCATATAATCCATTGAGTATGAATGAAGATTACTTCTTCCCAGTCACTGCTGACGGTCGTGGAAGTAGCGTTGAAGTCATGCCCGGTGGACAGAATCTAGGTGAGATCGATGACTTGCGTTACTTCAACAACAGATTAGCACGTGGATTACGTGTACCAAGTTCATATCTACCAACTGGTCCAGATGATAGTGATCGCCCATTAAGTGATGGTCGTGTCGGTACAGCATTGATACAAGAATATCGTTTCAATCAATATTGTGAACGACTACAAAACTACTTGTCAATCAAGTTAGACGAAGAATTTAAACTATTCTTACGTTGGAGAGGATTCAATATTGATAGTGGGTTGTTTAATATAGAATTCAATCCGCCACAGAACTTTGCGGCATATCGTCAAAGTGAACTTGATACAGCAAGAGTAGGTACATTTCAGTCTATGGAAGCGTTTCCTTATATGAGTAAACGTTTTGCTATGGAACGTTTCTTAGGATTGACTGAAGAAGAGATTACAAAGAACGAAAAACTATGGCGTGAAGAAAATAATAAAGAGCCGTTAGACGAACCAAAAGGTAGCGATTTACGTAGCGTAGGCGTAAGCGCCGCAGATATAGAGACAGATGAACAAACTGGAGACGAGATGGAAGCACCGCCTGAAGAAGAAATGGGTGCTGAAGTAGCAGGTCCAGTAAGCGCGGCTCCTGCAGGTGCATCAGCACCAGCGGCTCCAGCAACTCCAGCAACTCCAGCAAGTCCACCGGCATAAGATAAATAATAACTATGAAACTATTTGAGATGTTTGATCCACCCATTAATGGGATGCAAGATGTTAATGCCGATAACAGCAAACCTGTGTGGAGAACCTCACGTAAAACTAAACTCACACTTAAACAATTACGCAAATTGCGCAAAATGCTAGATGTTCGAAACTATGAAAAGAAAGAACATTTAAAGAAAGTCCGTGAACAATACGGTGCGGCAAATCAACCTCAAGAAGCAACCGCTTGATCGATTTTAGATACTAATATCTAAAATTGTTACATTTTTTAACAAAAACGTAAAAAAATAGTACTTATTGAGTGCTTTTTATAACTACGCACTAAATAAATCTACAAAGCCATTTAACCCAGGAGATATACAATGGATAACAAAAAATTTGAACAACTTATTGATTTGATCATCAATGAGAACGAAGACAAAGCAAAAGAATTATTCCACGAGATCGTGGTTGAAAAGTCACGCGAAATTTATGAATCTATCATGGACGAAGAAATGATGGACGAAGAAGGTTCGATGGTTGGCGAAGTAGGCGATCTAATGGACGAGATTTCAGCAGAAGAATCAGGTGACGTTGTAGAAGCCGAAGAAGACGAAGCAGACATCGATTTTGACGATGAAGCAGAAGAAGCCGGAGACGACATGACCGCTGATCTAGAAGCAGATCACGATGCTGAAGGTTCAGTAGACAAAGAAGATTTAGGTGACATCAAAGACAAGTTAGATGATTTGATGGCCGAATTCGAAGCACTCATGGGCGGTGACGCTGATATGGGCGACGACGAAGAAGAAATGGTTGACGTAGAAGTTGACGGCGAAGAAATGATGGAAGCCGTACAGTTACAAAAAGTATCTGTAACTCACGGTGATAACGGTGCTCAGACTAAGAGCCCGGTAACAGCAAACTCAGGCGCTAAGGGAATGGACAGCAAGCCTGTCAAATTCGCAGGCGGTACTGAATCTGTACCAAATGGTCCAAAAGGTCCATCAAATGAGTACAGCAAGAAAGAAGGCGATCTACCAGGTGCAGGTTCATTCAAGAACGTACCAGGTGGCAAGGCAAAAGTTGATTTGTCAGCCGCTCCTAAGCCAGTGACTAAGGACGGTTCAGCAAATAGCAAGAGCCCGGTAGCCAAAGGTTAATTAAGAGGAACTTGGAGACAAATGGCTTTGTATCTCAAGGAGCACTTAACGTTCGATAGAGCGAACATGGTCGTTGAGTCCGTCAAGGAAGGCAACGACGAGTTAAAGACCCTCTATATGAAGGGCATCTTTATTCAGGGCGGGGTTAAAAACGCAAACGAGCGTGTTTACCCCGTTTCTGAAATAGAGACCGCAGTAGATACGTTAAACAAGCAAATCCAAGAAGGTTATTCAGTGTTGGGTGAAGTTGATCACCCAGACGATTTAAAAATTAACTTAGACCGTGTCAGCCATATGATCACAAATATGTGGATGGATGGCGCAAACGGTTTCGGTAAATTAAAAATTCTACCAACTCCAATGGGTCAATTAGTAAAGACAATGTTGGAAAGTGGTGTGAAACTAGGCGTTTCAAGTCGTGGATCAGGTAATGTAAGCGACTTAGATGGCAAAGTAAGTGATTTTGAAATAATCACTGTAGATATAGTCGCACAACCTAGCGCACCTAACGCATATCCTAAAGCAATATACGAAAGCCTCATGAATATGAAGCATGGTCATAAAGTCATAGATATCGCTAGAGAAGCAAGAGGCGACAAGAAGGTACAAAGTTACTTGGCTGAGGAAGTAAAGCGCCTCATCAAGGAACTTAAAATATAAAATAGGGGATAAGAGCATGTTAGATGCTATCAAACCATTAGTTGAAAGCGGTCTCATCAGCGAAGACATCTCAAACGAAATTAATAAAGTTTGGGAAGGAAAGTTGACTGAAGCCCGTGATCAAGTACGTGCTGAACTCCGCGAGGAATTTGCACACCGTTACGAGCATGATCGTAGCGTTATGGTAGAAGCCCTAGATAAGATGATAACAGAAAGCCTCTCAACTGAAATTGCAGAATTTCATGATGAGAGAAAGGCTTTAAACGAAGACCGAGTACAAGCGAAAATTAAAATGCAAGAAAATGCAGCCAAATTCAATGGTTTCATGGTTACTAAACTATCCGAAGAAATCAAAGAATTGCGCAATGATCGTAAGGCTCAAATGGAGAATCAACAAAAGTTAGAAAAATTCGTTGTCCATGCTCTTGCAAAAGAGATCAGGGAATTTTCAACGGATAAGAAAGCAGTTGTTGAGGCTCGCGTTAAGTTGGTCACAGAAGGTCGCCAGAAACTTGAAGCACTTAAGCAAAAATTTGTTGCCGAAAGCGCAAAGAGAGTCAGCGATGCAATATCATCTCATTTGAAGGGTGAACTATCACAACTCAAAGAAGACATCAAAACAGCCCGCGAAAACAGTTTCGGACGTAAGTTATTCGAAGCATTTGCTAGTGAGTATTCTGTAACTTATCTAAATGATAAAGCAGAAGCCCGCAAGTTAATGTCAGTAATTACTGCGAAAGATCAGGCGTTGGCTGAGGCTACAGCAAAGGCTATTGAAGCACATAAGCTTGTAGAGTCAAAGGATCGTGAAGTTAGAATCATTAAAGAATCAACTCAGCGTGAAAAGGAAATGGAAAAACTTCTATCTCCTCTAAACAAAGAGAAGGCTGATGTGATGAAGGCTTTACTTGAAAGCGTACAGACACCAAAATTGAAGTCCGCTTTCGATAAGTATCTACCAGCAGTTCTTAACACAGGAATTGAGAAGTCAGGCGCTAAAACTGCTCTCACTGAAAGTGTTGTAAAAGAAGTAACTGGTGATAAAGAAACTGCCAAAAAGAAAATTGAAGAAGATCCAAGCGTTGAAAACAATTTGATCGATTTCAAGCGTCTGGCAGGGCTTAAGTAAGACATATTAGGAGAATATTAAAATGTCAAAAGTACTCTTAGAAAGCCGTTGGGACGAGACCAAAGAGGCCCTGTTAGAAGGCTTAAAGGGAACTCGCCGTTCAACGATGGGTGTTATTCTAGAAAACACCAAAAAACAGTTGCTCGCAGAATCTACTGCAGGCACAACGACTGCTGGTAATATCGCAACATTAAACCGTGTGATTCTTCCAGTAATCCGTCGTGTTATGCCAACTGTTATTGCTAACGAACTAGTCGGCGTTCAGCCAATGACTGGTCCAGTTGGTCAGATACACACATTGCGTGTACGTTATGCTCAGTCATTGACTGACAACTCAGCAGCCGCTACTAGCGTTGTTGCTGGTGAAGAAGCATTGAGCCCATTCAAAATTGCTCAGGCCTATTCACGTTCACCTCAAAATGCAACATCATCAAATTACTACACAGGTAATGATACTGCGGCATTAGAAGGTAACGGCGGTAAGCAGATCAGCGTACAAATCTTACGTCAGGCTGTTGAAGCCAAATCACGTAAGTTGCAAGCACGTTGGACATTTGAAGCAGCTCAGGATGCTCAGTCACAGCATGGTATCGACATCGAAGCAGAAATCATGGCAGCACTTGCCCAAGAAATTACTGCTGAAATCGATCAAGAAATCTTGTTGTCATTGCGTACTCTTGCTTCAACAGAGTTCACATACAACCAAGCAACAGTATCAGGTACTGCAACATACGTTGGTGACGAACATGCTGCCTTAGCAGTTCTAATCAACCGCGTAGCAAACTTGATTGCACAGCGCACACGTCGCGGTGCAGGTAACTGGGCAGTTGTATCACCAGCATCATTGACTGTTCTACAGTCAGCAACAACTTCAGCATTCGCAAGAACTACTGAAGGCACTTTCGAAGCACCAACTAACACTAAGTTTGTTGGTACATTGAACGGTGCAATGCGCGTATTCGTTGACTCATATGCACCAGATACTCAGCCAGTATTGGTTGGTTATAAAGGTTCAAGTGAGACTGACGCAGCCGCATTCTACTGCCCATACATTCCATTGATGAGCAGTGG